AGATAATATCACGCACCGCCTCAGTCGCAGGAATAGCGCAGAGGGGCGGAATGTCCACCCCCCCGGCCGTCTTGCGCCGCGCCCACCCGCCTACTGCCTTAATGGTAATGTCGTGCCAGCGGACAAGGTTCCCGTCAACCCATTTGCGCGAGGCTACAAATTCCGTGCCGTTCTTCCACATACCGGGCGGAAGCGCAATCATTACAGGGTTCATGTCAACGCCTTTCAGTGCTTAAACGGATTGATATTCTGGACCGCGATGACCACCCCGCCTAGTGTGATCATTGCAGATGCTAGCCACAACCCGGCGCGCACTGTAATCTTACCAGCTTGAACGCTTGACAGGATGGAGTCGATTTTCTCTGACCGCGTTTCTCCGTTAGGTGTATCGCTGGTAAAGAGCCAATCATGCACACGTCGCACTTCTTGGATCATTTTGACTTCTTCGTCCGGTAACATGCCGCTCCCTTTCAGCGTTCCCCTAATTAGGGTATCTTTTTAAGCGACAGAATTGCGCCCGTTTCCACACTAGCCGCGTTATCGCGTACTTGGATGAAGATGTTTGTATCGTCATACGAGCTTACGAAGTTGACCCTATCGCGGATAGCCCTGACGTGCGTGGCACCTCCCACCTGCACAGAGTAGCCAAGGATACCAGCAACGTCGGTGAACACGCCATTAAACGTGTAAGTAGTAAGAGAGAGCGTTGCACCTAGTACAATGATCGCTCCTTTCTTATACGTCTTTACGCTGTCTTCAATAGGCGTAGTGAGAGTGCTGGCGATGCGAACAGTAGTCGTATCCCCAAACGTAGCGTCGATAGGGCCGTTCCGCGTCTTGAGTACGGTCATCACTTGACTCTGTAGCGCATGTGTAGCGGTCACAAGCACAAGTAGATTTTCCGGCAGAGCCGGGGTAAGGTCCACCTTATACACGGCAGCGGGGAGCCTGTTTGCAGTAGTGGAGTACACCAGCGTGGCAGTGACCCCGCCTACTTTGACGCTGGTGTACGACGCAGACACACCAGACGCAGCAACCCACGACGCAGACACACCAGACGCAGCAACCCCGGTCAGCATGATAAGCAAACTGCGGTAGCCTAGATCGGTGGACACGTCGGCCAAGCTATAGGTCTGCGCACCGCTAACAAGGGTCATCGGCGTAGCCGTCAACACCTCATCAAGCGGCTCGAAAGCCAGCCCGTTGAACGCCTGCGGGGAAAAAGCTGGCATAAACATTATTGCAACGCCACCACGACGACAGTACAAGCGTTGTTCGTCTTAGCAATACTGAGTTGCGCAGAACGACCTGACACCGTAGGCGTCGGGTCGCCGTTAACCTTAGTGAACCCCGACAGCGTAAGTGCGCTGTTAGCAGCAAGCACTACTTCTACAAGCAATGTGTACACGCCAGCGGCAGTAGGTGCGCCGATAGTCACGTTACCAGCAGTTGTAATGTGTTTGAAATTCCCGCCAACGGGGCTGGGGGTATAAGACATGCCGCTAGTCTTCGCCCCGTCATCCACGCTAGCGGCGGTGAACCCGCCCAAAAGCTCAGAACCGTTAATCCCCCCATTAGGGGAAAGCGGTCCCTCTACAGTCAAGTCAGTCTGCACTTCCACTAGCTCTGTGGAGACGATGAACGGAGTGTCGGCCCCGATCACTACGACGAACTCACTGTCCTGCACGATAGCAGCGACCGCAGGCGCACCAGCCCACGCTCCTACAGTCTGCACCGCGCCGTAGCCGATGCCGACAATCCGGTCAAGCGCCGACAGGACTCCGAACGTGCCAGTAGGCGCAAGCGTTACCGGACCGACTTTAAGCGAGGTCATAGCTTCAAGCGTCGTGAACGCGCCGGTGGACTTGGTAGTAGCACCGATAGGTGTGTCATTAATCGTTCCGCTAGCGACCTTCAACGGAAGCGCAGTGCCGCCGAACAGGATTGTGTCCAGCATAGTCCAGTTTTCGTTGAGGTAGCCACCCCAAGCGTCTTCATCGCCGCCTACCGAGGGCAAGTGAAATGCGTAGTTGTCAGTATTCGTGACCATCTTGTCGTCTCCACTTCCCCTAATTAGGGTATTACTTAGCCATCCAAGAAGCAGGGCAATTTTTCTTGCCATACTCGTTTTCACTGAGGTCACGACGCAGGTGAGCCAGATCGTTATTCGTGAGATAAGCGACAACATTTTCGCTAGCATACCTATCAGGGTACGCTATATCGCAAAAGTCCCCGCTCGGGGGACGGAAGCACCCACTCAAGAGCACGGTCATAGACAGCGCCACTAGACAACTCGCTGATTTTTTCATCAATCGCTTCCTTATCGTTGACCGCCACTGCGCGGGCTTCTTCGATTTCTTTGGCAGCTTGCTTAACGCCCTGCCGATGCTGCACCTCTCCGTACAGCATGGCAGCGATGACACCGAGGACGACGACTTTGGGGAATGTCATTTCCATCAGTTTTGCTTCCGCAGGGCGCGGGTCAGTGCCCACGCAGCAAGCCCGACGATGATGACCGCCACGGCCCAAGAGATAGGCCCACTGGTTGTAACAAGCGGCGTCACAAGCGGGGCAGCAGCAGCAAGCCCTGCAATCGGGTCTTTCAGCACGCTGCCAAGCAGCGTTGACCCTTTAATGTCGGCATCACTGGCTTTGCCGTGTCCTTCTGCAACCGGGATAGGAATGGCGTTGTTATCGGCGCTGTCCATCGCCAAGAGCAACGCTCTATCACCTACGCCAATGTCATTGGCTTGGTAGCCAAGCTGCTTGCCCATGACGCGCCGCTTCCAGCCCACACCAAAGGTGGAGTAGGTTTCAAGGCTGCGTAGGAAGGCCATGCGCATGTCGCAGTAGCGACGAATAAGAGGGCGCAGCTTGGTGGCGCGAATTGCCGCCAAAGTCTGCTCCCCCATGATCCCGTCAACGGCGGCACCAGTGAACCCCAGCGCCTTCTGTAGCTCTTTCACGGCGCGGGCGGGGCCGCTGTTGACCGAAAAGTCGGCAACAGCGTAGTCCAGCCCGGAAGGCAGAGCATCAAACCGAACCGGCTTGAAATACTGCTGCACCAGAATTTTCTTAACCTCGTCTTTCGTGAGGTTCTTGACACTCAGTTGCGGCTTACCGTTGAGCTTGTTCCAAGCGTCATAGGTCCGCTGCGTGATGCCGTAGTTAGTGGCACCGCCGGGGTCTTTAGGGTGGTTGACGTAGCCGCCCTCGGAAATTCCGATCCAGCCCAGCACAAGCTCTTGGTTCGCTAGCATCTGTAAATCCTTTTTCTTCCCCCCTTTAGGGGAATGTTACCGTCTCTTGCTTCTGTTCGGCGCCGACCGCGCCGGGCGCGTATGCATTGGGCTGCCCGTTGACCACTTGTCATCGCTGACCGTGGACGCGAAGGCGTCCGCTTTGAGTTGTTGCCACTGTTGCAGTCGCTCGTCTTCTCTGAGGAAGGGCGCTGCGTGACTGAGAACAGTATAAACATATAAAGCCAAATAATCATCTGCAATATAACTCTCGTTTGTTGCTTGAAAATCAGGAATTTTCTGGCGGTAAGCCAGTGTCAATGCAGCAGGAGTAGTGACACCAATGCCATTACCTGCAAGATAAAGAATGTTGTTTGCGGCGTAATATTTGTTGCAGACACCTTCCGCGCGAATACCGCGAAGGGCGAAAATGTCGGCTTTGGTAGTTTGGCTGAACACCGTACCGTAGCCAGACAGAGAGGAAACCGACTTGAAATCGTCGGGCAGGGGGTGGTCAAGCACGATTGGCGCAATGTCAATGATGACATTGCGCCGCTCTAGGTCCAGCTTTACTTCAAGCTCGCTGTCAGCCATCTTAATGAGGTTGTCGAGATTTTCAATCAAGACAGCATCATCCTGTTTCCAGAGATGGGTAGCGACAAAGCTCTTGAAAGCTGCGTAGTCCATTCAGATACCTCCGACGCGAAAGCGCCTATAATCAGTGTCATGCAGCAGCTTTTTCCTAGCGTACTGCCCGAACTCTTTCGTACCGATCCGAAGTCCCGTTTCTTTCTGCCAGATAGCAGCGGTAATCGGATCAATGGCACCAACCATTTTGGCACCGGCGGCGGTCTTCTGATGGGGGCGAATTACGTCGCCGTAGTGCTTCATAACGTCCATAAGCGGCTCAACGTCAACTTGCTTATGAAACGATACCGAACCATCGGAACCGAACGAGACGCGCTCAGTCGGCTTCGAGTAGTAACGGCGATGGCACTCAGCTAGTAGCTCGTCTTCGGCGGGAGACAGAGGCACCCCCTGATGCCGTTTCAGCCGGATCATTTCCAGCGTCATTTTCAGCATCGTCGCCTGCTTCGCCTTCGTCATCTTCTCCAACGCCGAGATTGGGCTCGGGCTGGACAGGAACGACGGTTTCGGCTTCGAGGGGCTTGAGGGCTGCGGCGGTTGCACTGGCGTCAGACGGGACGACGTTCGTTTTGCCGGGATTGGGAACAGCGGTCCCGGTGCCGGTTTTCCGCTCACTTGCGTCGTCATCGAAGTCTCCAACGTCAACATGCAGTTTTCTCATCAAGGTGCGCAATCTCGCCGGGCTTGACGATTTCGTCGCGGTTATCCTTGATTTCGGTGGTCCGAACCTTGAACTTTTTCAGGGTAGCCATCGAGTAGTCCTCCGGGGAAAAGGGAAAATGGCTTCCCCTAATTAGGGGAAGCCGTTCTTATCAGGCGATTGCGTTGGTCGTGTCGCGGATCAGGCCGTGGGCCTTTTCGTTGTCAACCTGCAACCCGTACTCACACCAGATCAGCTTGCTGTCCGAGTGACCGGTTTTCGCAAGATCGCGCTGCTTCATCTCGTCAAGGAACGCGACCGCGATGTACTCGGGGTCAAGTACGAAGACGTTGAAGCTGTTGTTCGCTCCGGCCGGGTTGTTCGTCGGCATGAAGCGGTTCGCCATGACGGTCAGAACGCCGAAGTCGCTGTCGTACACGTCGATCGCGTTGGTGACGCGTTTCGACGTGCTCTGCACATCGCGGCCGGTCGCGTTGCCAACAAAGGCTTGCGAGATACGGCGCTTGTTGCCGCCGTTGACCATGATGAGCGAAGGCGAAGCGCCCTCGTTCCAACACTTTTCGATCACGGCGTTCAGCTTCGCTTCTGCGAACACAAGCGGCGTAGTGCCAGCGGTCGCAGCAGCGTTCGGGTAGCCTTCCGTAGTGCCGGAAAGCGTCGGGTTCGCGCCGCCGGTCACAAAGTCCACGTTCGTTTTCAGGAACGCAGGCAGGCCAGCAGTCTGGCGAGGCGAGCCGGACGACGCAGCGGAGGCGGCAACGTTCGACAGAAGCATGACTTCCATGTCACGCTTCATTTCCTTCTGCTTCATCACGATCTGCATGGCGAGCTTTTGCAGGTTCTTCGCAGCCGCGTCCACAGCTTCGGAGGTGTGCGACACTTTCGCCACTTTGTCCGAAATCTGCGTGTAGTTGGACAGGCGCTTCGCCATGTTGCCGGCATCGACGCCGGGAGCGTCTTCGCCTTCCGCAACGCGGTTCGAGGCGTCAGGAGCGGCAAGCTCCACAACGGGCCACTCAAACAGCGTGTTGCTGGCTTCGGTTTCCCGCGCCGCCGTCTGGAACGGCGTTTCTTCCGGGGAAATCATCCGGTAGCTGTCTTGCAGGTCTTCACGGATGACACTGTTGTCATACGTCTCAACGGTATTGGCGTGAACGGCCATTTTTCTTCGCTCCGATTATCTGAGAAGGGTCTGCGCCACGTCCGCCACCTTACCCGTCTTGCGGGCGTTGGTGGTGACTTCTTTGGCGCGCTCGGCTTGTTTCACCGCGCTTGTCTTGCGGGCAGTCGAAGTAGTCCCGGAACGCAGCACCCGCGGGCGCTTGTCCTTCTGCTTTCCAGCGTCGAAGTCGCGTTCTTTGTCCACTTTCTTTCCACCTGCCAGAAGTTTGCGGTATTGCAGTGCATCGTACATCATACGATACATGCGGTGATCGGATGCCATCTGGATTTCGTTTTGCGAATATCCGTAGTGCTCAATCGCAAGCCGCGCCATTTCAGACATAAGCGGTTGTGCCGTAGTCGGTTCCCCTAATTGGGGGATTGCCTCCACGATCTTGGCCGCTTGGTCCGCGCGATAGGCCGCAACGTCCTTTTGCAAGGCTTCCTGTTGTTTCGTCATAACAGCTTTGAACTGCTTCTTGCCCTCGTTCACCCGCGCTTGGTCGGCTTCGTAAGCCTCAAGATGTTGCAGGTATGCAGTAGGGTTGGATTGGCGAAGTGCAGCGTCCGGTCGTTTGACCGCAGGCTGGAACATCACGTCTTCCACCGACGTAAGCGTGTTGACCAAGCTGCTTTGGGCCATTGCAAACTGGTCGAGGAACATAGTCCTCTCAGCATGTGCAGCCTTCCGCGTCTCGGTCGCCTCCTTCAAGCGCGCCTCAATGGCGCCCTCACCCGACAACGCCTTCTTAGCTTGGGCGATGGTAAAGGTTTTCACCTTACCATCAACCTTCACTTCGATCATGTCGTCGTCGGCAACGTCCAGCCCTGCGGGCTGGTCGTCATCTTCTAGATCAGGATCACCTCCCTCCGGTTCGTCATCTTCAAGCTCGTCGCCATCAATGTCCTCCCCTTCTTCTTCCTCGCCGTCAACCCCTTGGTCATCAACAACGTCGTCTTCTTCCTCGACAACCGTTTCGTTATTCTCCTCATTCCCCTCGTTAGGGGAAGTTTGGAGCAAGCTCGCAGCGAGTGCGCTGATAGAGTTGTCACCGGGCATTGTTGATGAACCTTTCTATGTCCTCAATGGTCTGGAATGTCATGTAAAGCCGCTCCCGCGCGTGAGTGTCCGCGATAGGGGTAGCCATAACACCATCCTTACATTGCTCCCGCAGGGCTGTCAAGAGGATTTTGAGTGCCTCCTGCGGGATCGACGCCGCCGCCGCTCGGACTTCCGGGCTCACTTGGAATGGGTTGCGAAATTGCTGCTGCGGCTGGGTCATTGGCTCTCTGCTTTCTCTCAATCAAGTCGTTAATCTGCGATATGCCAGCCTCACGAAGCTGGATAATACGCTCTTGGTCAAGCTCGTCCCGCTTGCGGTCGGCTTCCTCAGACGCGACCAGAGCCTTAAAGGCCCGTTCGCGTTCCTTATCACGCGCCTCAGCAGTGATCCGCAGGGCGTCAATCTTGCGCTTAGCGTCTTCAATCTGCATTGCAGCCTTGGACGGGTCCATAGGCGCGTTTTCGGCAGCGGCTTTCGCTTCGGCTTCTTTCTGCTTGGCGAAGTATTCCGCGATTTTGGCTTCTGCCACCTTGTCGATGACCTTGAAGTACCGCCCCGGATTTTCGATGCCCCCAAGCTCAAGCATATCCTCAAGCGTGTTGTACATCATCGAAAGCGACGTAAACGGGTTGTCATAGCCCATTTTATCCAGCAGGGCTTTCTGCTCCGCATAGATAAAGCCAAGGGTCTGACCCTTGACCATAGCGTTAGCGGTCCCCAGCCCAACCGCAGGCGTTGCCGCCAAGTCAGGATCGAAGTTGTAAATATCAACTTCGACAAACTCGCCCTTGGTGTGGATGATCTGCCAGCGGTCCATATGCCGGATGGAGATGCGCAGCACCTTGCGGAATAGCGGCACAAGGCCGGTTTCCACTACGTTACGCACCATCAACTCAACCTGTCCTTGGCTCAGTGCAATGGTATTCTGCACTGCGGCCTTGTCAGTCGATTGTAGGGCGTCAGGATCAAGGCCGGTAGCTGCCTTCGTGACCCCGATCCGCTCCTGTGTGTCTTTGTCAAGGTACTCCAAGAACGGAACAAGCGTCCCGCCAGTGAACGGAACGTCAATGGTGCCGATTTGCCCGCCGTTACGCACCTTGATAGGAGCACCGATCCCGTTGTTCATCAGGTCATTGAAGTCAACCATGTTCGGGTCGCCGTAATTCCGCGGGTTGTTCGACATATGCGCGTTGTCGATGACAGCCCGCAGAATAGAAGTCGCGTCTTCTTGCATCGGAATGGCAATATCCGCAACAGATTTACCGATTGCGGCGAAAGGAACAGGGTCCAGATTGATAAGGTCGATGCAGTAATCTTCGATTTCTTCATGGTCGATATACTCGCAGCCGGTGCCGCCGAAGAACACCCGATAACGCTTTCTGTAGCCGCTGTCGTCAAGGTCATATTTGCAATACGCCTCGTAAAGCATGAGTTTCCGAGACAACGGGTCATCGCTCTCGCCGCTTGTGGACGGCGTGAAGCCCTTGGCGGCTGTAATGGCCGACATATTGTCTTGAGTGGACTTGTCATCGCCAATCAGGGCGTCCCAATCCGCGTCTAGCCCCATTTCAATGGCTTCTTCGACGGTAACGTGCCGGTAGTGCCCATGCACTTTGGTATCTTCGAGCTTCAAGCCGTCATCGCTGACGAAAAGCTCGTAAATCGGGAACGCCTCAATGACGATTTTGCCGTTGACGTAGTGTTTCGTGCCAGTCACGTCATAAGTCGGAACTTCCCCTAATTGGGGGGACTTCGGCTTAACCTTCTTGACACTTTCGACCTCAATCTGCGGGTCGATTTCGAGCATATCCACTACGTCTTGGGTCACGCCGGTGTAGATGATGCGCTCAGGCGAGGCGTCGGGATACCAGAACACCTTGACCGGCCCGCTTTTCAACAGGGCAGAGTGCGCAACCGAGTCCGAGAACGTGGAGTAGCCACCAGTTTTCATGAACAACTGGTGAATGAACAGCGACTGCTGCTCGATAAAGGCGGCGTGTTTCGTAGTCGTAGGCAGGTATGACACCGGCTTTTTCGACTGGTAAAGTACGCGCATGATGTTGGGCTTGATCGCCCGTACCATGTCGCGCACTACTGTCTTCACCGCGTCGGAGCGGTTCGGAGAAGTCTCCAAATCGCACTCGCCGTCGTTGTAGCGTTCAGCTTTGTCCCACGCAGCGGAGTACGTGGAAGACATATGCTGCACCGCCTCAACAACAGCAGCAGAGATTTCACTTTTGAATAGATCGAGGCGGGAGCCGGTCATAGTTTTATCCTTGTTACCCTAATTAGGGGAAGTCGATTTCGATGCGGGTCAACCCCATCAGCGCGAGGGAGGCCATCGCGTCATCCCCGGCCAGGTCGTACACGCCGGGCTCGATCACCATGCCGTCGGCCAAGCGCGCGAGCAGCGCCAGCCATGTTCACCCGGTATGGCTCCTCGTCCCACTCCGGCCGTTCCAGTGGCGAGGTGGCCTTGCCGACGAACTCCCCGAACACCAGTGTGCTGGCGCAGGCGTAGCGGTTGCCCTCGGCATCCTGCCAATCGGCTGTGCGGTAGGTGTCTGCGTCCGCTGTGCCGTAGCCGAGTATCATTGCGAGGTTCCGCCCGTCAGGGATATGCGCCTCGGGACATGCTATTGTAAGGCGCATCAGTAGGCCCCCCATTGGCTGTTGACCCATGCCTCACATTGGGCGCGTTCTGCGGGAGACAGGCCCACGTTGAAGTCCAGAACCGGACCAACACGACACGGTGAAAAGTTGTTAATGGTAGGGGCACCCAAGCCACCCATGGCCGCGCTATAGCCGGGGGACGGGGAACCCGCGTATGCACCGGAGTTCTGCATGGTGGCGTTAACCCGTGCAAGGAAACTACCGTCGCTAGAATGGAACATGAGACCGACAATGGGTTTGTTGGTCACGTCGCCTGCTACATCCACCAGCGTGTTTGCAGCGTTGGAGTCACCAATACCCAGCCCGAACCGACCGTTGGCAGTGAGGGTGCCCAAGTAGGATCGCCGGTTGGTGCCAGACCACGCGCCATAGAAAGAGGTCGATGGCCCCAACCGAGTGAAACCACCCACGACAGTGCGATCTGCACCATGCACCGGACCACCAGTCAGAAAGTCATCCACACCGTCGAATTGTAGGTAATGCCGAGAGGCCACACCGGCTTCGGTCACGTCATAGACCGAGCTGACTTTCTGGTAAGCAGTTTTAACTGCACCGACTTCCACTTGGAGCCCAGCAAATTCCAGCACCGCGGCGTTGTCACAGCGAATTTGCGCAGCGATGGCACCACCAGAAGAAGTGGAAAGACAGGTAACTGAGAAGGGCACCCAATCTGTGCCATTGAGCGCGTTGCCTAATGTCTGAGCAGCAGTAGCAACTGCCCCCGCGCCATAAATTGAGGCAGACACCTTGTTGTCGGCAGCGAGGACGCCCGACACCCGACGCACCCGACCGGAGAAGGTATAGCTGGTTGAGACTGCCGCAGTCATGATCTGTGCGACTCTGCCGTTCGTGGTTCCATCGAAGGTGATACGAGTGGGGGCAGAAGCTACCGACAGTCCTTTCGGCCACGCGGAGTTTTGAAGGTCTTCCGAGTAGACTAGGAGGTTCCGCCGCCCGGTTACAGGTTCGCGCCCATAGACCGGACGCGCTGCGGCAACCGCTTGGGAGAGGTGATTGCCGGGGGTGTGGCGGAGGGAAAATTCCCCAATCTCTACGTAGTCACCCGGTGCGCTCGCGTTCGCTATTAACCCAATATACATAGTTGTAGCTATGGCGACAAAGGCGTATCGACCTTGTGGCACTGCGCCGCCTGCGATGGCGAACAACGAAGTTAGACCGACAGTCGAGCTTGCCCTAAAAAGCGCGCTGGTAGGTGTTCCTATGATACTGGTGTATTGAACAGTGTAAGTGGCACCAACCACTAGCCCATTAAATTGTTGGCGAACCCCGAAAGCTGCGGCGCTTAATGCCACAGCGCGGACTTTATTCCCGGATTGCTGAAGGGTTTCGTTTCCTCTGGCCCCCCCCCATTTGGACACGTCTCCCCCGCTATCTGCCAACTCGGGGCCAAGCCCCTTCGACTTATCCAGCATAAGCCCCACGGGCTGCCCCGGCCCCGTTACGGGCACCGTCCCGGCTGCATCCTCAAACATCGTGGTAAGGTCCGAGGGGTCATACCAAGCGGCCACCCCAGCGAGCATCGACGGGTTCCACCCGCCGCCAGCAGCGTCAACCCGCAACCGTTGATGAATAGACGCTGCTACACCGATCATAGGATTACCACTCCGCCAGTACGTTGGTCGCCGTGGTGCCAGCGGCCCACACGCGCTTAGCTGCAATGACCAAAAGCCCGCCAGCAGGCAGACCAACATACGTGACGACATTTCCCCCAATTAGGGTAACTTTCAAGTCGCCGCCTCCGCCGATATAAAGGCGGCGAGTAACCACACCAAGGTCCACAGTGTCGCTAGGGACAACCGCAGCAGCGTTGACGATAGGGCGAATGTCCACAGACATAGCAGTATCCTTATGAAATGGGAAAAAGCCTAAGCAGAAGCTAGCTGTCAAACGATAGACGCCAGTTTGTTCATGCACTTAGCCTTACTATACCAAGATTACCAAATAATGCAACCTTTGTCAAGCAGAAAGAAGGGCCTTTCGGCCCTTCTGACTTACTTCTTCGCCTTCATAGCAGCCCGCTGCTTAGGAGTGAGGTGCTCAATCCGCGCCTTGCCAGCAGCCCGGTCGGCCTTTACGTAGGCATTGTACTCAGAGGTTTTGTACACCTTGCTGCCGGTCGCCTTGTCAGTCTCAGTCCGTTTCAACCCAGCGGCTTTAGCGTCCCGCCCGCGTGCCGCAGCGTCAACGCGCGCTTGGCTCATTCGGGAGCCGGGTTTCGGTTTCTTTGCCATAATAGTTTCTCCTTTACATGGCGGTGGGTAGTTAACTTCCCCTAATTAGGGTATCTCAGTTGCGCCGCAGCCCCGGCGCTCTGTACAAAGACGTATCTACTTTGCCCCAGCCCCCGCTGCGGAAAGAGCCGTTCGCAACAGCGCCTTCCTTGGCAAAGGTCATCACCAGCGCGTCAGCCAAGTTTGGCGAGCCGACGCCGCGAGTCTTCATTTCCCGCTTGCTTTCCACGTCAATCTTGCCGTCAGACCGCTCGCGTTCCTCGATAGTCACAAGCTCTGTAATCAGGCGCTCAAGTTCCCCTAATTGGGGGTCTATCCAGACGTTCATGCCCTCAAACCAAGTGCGGGTAGCGTACCAGATTTCAGCCCGTAGCCGTACAAACCGATCACTCAGGGAAGCAGACTCCGACACATTCACATGCACGACCGGCAGCCCAAGCTCCTGCAAGCGGTCAGCCACGCCAGCACCTAGCCCGATGCTGTCAACGAACACATGCTTAGGCCGCGCATGAGGCGCTGTTTCGTCCCACCGCCTCTTGACCCAGCCAACCAGCCGCATCACGTCGTCATAGCGCAGCATAGTCGCAAAGGTCACGCCGTTTGGCGTCCGCTCCACAAAGCCGCTAGGGTCGCCGCCGCGGCCCGGATCGACACCCCAATAAATCTCGTCGCGGATAATATCAATGTCACGCCCGACTGCGCTTTCCACGAAACTCCGCGGAATGACAGAGCTAGCCCCGCTATCAGGAAACTCGCCTAGCACACGCACTTTCCATTCGCGGCTGTCCTCACCGTAGGTCCGGCGCTGACCAGCGATGTAGCTTTCGTCAACCCGCGAGCTATCAAAGCAACTGACCTTCATATTCCACCAAAGGTCTTTCAGCGAATTGTGCGTCTTGAAGAAGAAGCCAGTCGGCTTAGTCGGGTTCCCGATCAGCACCGCAATAGCACCTTCGGTCGAAAGCGAGCCCTGCCCGGTCTCGTAGATTACCTCGTCAACGCCTGATGCTTCATCGACAATAATCATGACATGCGTGGCGTGAACACCGGCAAGAGCTTCCGGGTTCTCTTTCCGCGCAGTACGATAGGAGATGAAGTTATTGGCGTTGTTCGGGCTGCGCGTCACACGTTCTGACGTGCTATCAAGCTGGTCCTGCATCCAGCCGGGCAGTCGCTTGATCCACTTCTGCACTTCGGGGATCAGGCCGTCCGTCATCTGTTTCGCAGACGGCGACGTGACAATGATTTTCACATCGTCGCGGAACAACAGGAAGTGCAGCGCCAACCACGAACATAGCGTCGTCTTACCGACGCCGTGACCGGACCGGATGCTAATCTTTGTCTCGCCTTTGTCGAGTTGGCGCAGAACCTTTAGCTGCCACTTCTCGATAAATTTGACGCCGAGGACTTCACGAACGAAATACTCGCGCGACACGGCGCATTTGTAGATTACTTCTTCGGCAAGTACACGTTGCGCCGGGAGCAGGGTTGATAGGTCCATTGGTCGCCTCGCTGATTAGGCCCTAATATGCGCATATGCGCTCGAAAATGGCAAGAAATTACTATTCCCCTCATTAGGGGAAGGTCTGAAAACATAGATCACATGTCGTTTCCACTAAGTTAGTTGTTAGAAGCCTCCGAAACTTTTAACAAAAATAGTTAAGTGCTTGATTTCAAAGGATAGTTAGCAACTGTTTCTTGTTATTCCTTAGATGACTTTATAACAGTAGCATAATTATCCAAATTTTAGTCCCATAGAGGTTCCCCTAACGAGGGGAATTTCTAGAAAAACATCCCAAAATTTTTTCCAGAAAACATCCCGTCGAGCGCGGGGGCAGGTCGAAATAAACCGGCCCCCGTCAGGCCCCGGGGGCGGGGGGTCATTCACCGCTCAACCATTTTCTGTGTGGGTTGTTCAGCATTAAACTATCTCAAGCCAAAGTAGTTTGATCGTTCAACTACTTTGGCGAGATGGTTCAGTATTAAACCATGTGATTGAGATATAGTTTAATGTTAAACTACTCTCGACGTTAGGTTATAACATGTGATTGTATGCTAAACTGTGACATATATGCCACATGCCTCTGAGAGTGCGTGGGAGGCACCCTACGCGCCCGCTGGCTGTCTCGGGCATAGGGGTAGCCGAGGGGTCGCCAACGGGCATTTGTCGGTTTCAGGCGGGCTTGCGGCGGGTCATCTCAGGGAGAGGGGCAGACGCCATGCGGGCCAGCACGGCAGCCACAGCGTCGGCACTGTCACTGGTGGCAGTGACCGCGATTGAGCGGCTGACAGGTGCGCCATAGGCGCGGGTCAGGGCCAATTCGATCAAGCGGGCTTGGTCGGTCGGCTTCATCTTGGCGAAGGCTTGGGATGCCAGCAGGTCGCGCAACCGTTCGGCAGCCTTCTCCCCAGCCTCTTGCAGCACCTGCCATGTCCGAGGTGGAATGGCGGCGGGCTTGGGCAGGGTCTCAGCGGCGGCAGGAGGCGGGCTAGGCGGCAGCACGTCCTGCGGCGGCGGAGTTATGGCGGCGGCGGGCTTGGCGGGCTGCGGGGCGGCGTCTGGCGCGGCGGCGGCAGTGCGGCGGCGGCGGGTCTGTCTCATGCTTCAACGCTCCTAGGTTCCCCTAAGCTCTACCACAGAGGGCGGGCGGGCGCACTGCCGACGGGTCCGACCCAATGCCGCAAGTGCAGGCCGTCGCCGTAATGCCCTCCCCCCGAAGGGGGGGCAACGGCGGCCAAACGACATTGCCGGTAAACCCTTGATTTTATGGGCTTTTTCGGGCTTTTTGCTATATTGCGATTTCAATAACTTAACAACGGCGACACACAACGTCTGTTTCTCTAACAATATCAAGCACTTACCGACTACGATCACAACGGTCTTTAGAGTATACAAAGGTATACAACGGGTTTTCAGGGTCTGAAACTGCGCCCGATCGGCACCCTTATCTAATGAAATCATGCACTTAGCTCTATCACAAAGATAAAATCCCCCTAACAAGGCACTTTACCCTTAAATATCCTTTGTTATCAACGACTTACAAGATAACAAAGATTCTCACTAAGTTTTTGCACAAAGATTCTTTAGTCAATAACAGTAAACTCTTGTTCTTGTTGGATTTTATGTGACGTTCTCTCTCTGTTCTTCCCCTAATTAGGGGTTTACAAGGTCGCTGAGCGTCTATAAGAATTGGGTCACAAACAACGCCCCGGCCGCTTCTGGCCCTTCTGAGGAGCCTCTACCATGACCCGCAAGTACCACACTGTCTGTGTCTTTGAACCCGCAACGCTGGCATGGCACGATGAGTTTGGCAGCTACTCCAAGGCGGAGGCGCAAGAGGAGTGCCAGATGCACAAGGATGACTGCAAGATCGCCAAGGTCATCACTCATGACGACACCGCCGCCGCCATGATGACAACCCGCGATGCGCTGGAAATTCCGAAGCGTTGGCAAGCGGCGCACGCTGCGGCGGAGGCGGCAGCAGCGGCGGAGGCAATCAAAGCCGCACTCGCCGTTGAGCTTAACGCGGTGACGATCATTGTGCTGGAAGGCGATCACTCGCACGTTGACGTTGAAGCAACCGCAGAAGGTTGCAACGTGGCGCTGCGCAACAAGGACGGCGCGGTTGTGCCTGAGTACTCCGCCCACTTCCACGGTAGCAGCCGCACCGAAGCGTTGACGTATATCGTCTATCTCTGTCACCTCTACCTCTGCCCTGCGGTTGTGACCGCGCGCAAGTAGCTCCCCTAATTAGGGGAAGGCGTCGGACTTGCCTTCCCCTGTTGGCCGCGCTATATTTGGGCTTCATATAGCTTTTCAGACTGAAACCGAAGGACAAGAGACAATGGCACGTAAACCCAAAGCAACCGCCGCGACTGAAAACACTGCCGCTGGCGCGACCGAAGAAACCGCCGCGCCCGCCGCCGCGCCCGCCGTCAAGCCCGCTTCGCTTGAGGCTGTGACGTGGCAGAATGAGCCCGCAAGCGTTGAGATGCGCGACCTGCGCGACGATAGCGGCGATACAACTGTCCGGGTTGAATTGATCCGGGGCAAGCTCAAGCGCAGCAATGATCGCGTGAAAGCGGTTGTATTCCTGCCGCAGATGGAAGGCGACGAAAAAGGCTTTGAAGCCTCTGCCAGCAACGCTGAGGCTGCCATTCGTGGCGCGCTGACTTCAGCAGAAGAAAAGCCGGAAGAATATGGCGTCAAGGCGGCGGTTGCCGCTATCGTCTGGCCCGAAGTTGAAGCCGACACCGGCCCGAAGACGTGGCGCGAATATGAGGATGCCGCCGCCCTGTCCGAAGCCATTGACGCGGCCAAAGAGGGCGCTGGCTACATTATCAAGGGTGAAAGCCAGACCCGCGAAGGCTACCGCGAATTGGGCCAAGCCATTGCCCGTGTGTCGGCAACGCTGGAAAAGGCAGAGCACTTTGCGGCTTGGCTCAAGGATGCCGGGCAGGACGTAGAAAGCCTTGTCGGCGGCAGTAAGAACGCCAAAGCGGAATTGGTTTTCATGGGGCGACTTGATGCCACTTATTTTGACCTTGCCCCGCAATCGACTACCTCTGCCAAGGCGTTCCAGCAACGTTTTAACGTGCAAAAGGCGGAGCTTGCCGAAGCGGTTGTTATCTCCGCTTTTGTTGACGGCGCGGTGCCGGATGCCGCTGCACTCAATAGCGCCATGCTTGAGACGCTTGCGGCAGAAGGCGACGTTGCCGAAGGCGGCACCATGACGCAAAAGCATCGGCTGGCGCGGCTGGCCTATGAAGCCTTGACCGGCAAGGCTGCTATCGTGACCGCGACCGAAGGTGAAGCGCGGCGCTATGCTCCTGCCAAGGATGAAGGCGGCGCATACGTGGCAGGAACCATGTTCGGCGGAGGCAACCGCGCCAATGAAGTTGTCGCCGCTGTCTGCGCCGCTGCTACCGCCAAGCTTTCCGAAGCTCCCAAGACTGCTGCCAAGGAAGCGGCGGCGGCGGAACGTGCTGCGGTTGACGTGCTGCGCCCGCGTGTCTTTGCGGAATACAGCGTGACCGAAGCGGCCATGCACCTTGGCAACATTCTGCAAGCGCACGGGGATTGGTCCGAAGTGCTGGACGTGCTTATCGGCATGGCGGACCGCGTGACCGGCGGCGCAACGTGGGCGGAGACACTGGCGCAGGTCAAGGCGCAGGTGGATGAAGCCGCCGCCGCTGACAACCGCGACGAAGCGGAACAGGCTGCCGACGACGAAGCCTAAGCAACTAGCGGCTTCCCCTAATGCGGGGAAGCCGCAACCCACTTTCCTTTTCCATATCAGGCAACGCGGTATAGACCGGCTAATTGCCTGATATGAAAGCGGAAAAATAACATTGACTCCGCCTAGAATAACATGATATGAAGTAGAAGTGCGGCACTTTTGCCACACATTGAGAAAGGCGAAACGCGATGGAATACAGACTAGCGGCCAAGGGTTTTGAATGTGAGGGGACGGGTTTTCATTCCGTTCTAGATTGTGCCTCACAAGAGACTGACAAGGCGATTGACGCCTTGCTTGCGGAAAGCGGCCTTGTACTGCCGCCTTCCCCTAATTCGGGGAACCATCGCTTTCACGTTCGCGGGGGAGGTTTCAATGGCTGACCTTGGGAAGCTGAAAAGCCGTCTTGCCGCACTGCTACTGAAAGCCCGCGATGCCGGGTCAACGCCTGCCGAAGTTGAGGCGGCAATGAACGCGGCGCAGAAGATTACAGCGTTGTATGGCGTTACAGAGAACGACGTGCGGAACGCTGAAACCGCAGATTTCCGCGAATACGAGTATCAGGTTCCGAAAGGCCGCACGGCGCATTGCCCTGTGTTGCGCTATGTAGGGCCAGCGGTTGCGCGCTTCACTGGCGCGACTGTCTATATTCGCGGCGGCGGCAAGACTGACCCAATAATCATGTTTGGCCTAGATGCCGACGTTGAGCTTGCAACGTGGCTGCTAGCCTCCCTGCGCCTGTTCATGGATGATCAATGGAACGTGCATAAGCGTTTCGTCATGGGCCATAGCAGCGCAGAAGGCTTGAAGGCGGAGCGTATTGGGTTCATCCGTGCCTTTTGCGAAGTTGTCAAAGTGCGACTAGACGCTATGTCTTTGGGCGCGGTTGCCGCGTCTGAAAACAAAGGGTCAAAGGCTCTTATCATCCTCAAAAAAGACGCGGTTGCGATTGAGATGACGCGGCGCGGCTTGAACCTTGGCAAAGGCGTCAACGTCAATGGACGGGGACAAGGTACAGGTTCCGGCGCGGCTGCTGGCGCGGCTGCTGGCAAGGCTGCTGCCCTAGGGCGCGGTGTAGAGGCTGGCGGGCGCGTCTTGCTGGGGAAATGATTGAAGCGGCTTCCCCTAATTAGGGGAAGCCACCACATTCAAGCGGAGGTGCCTAGCGTGGCGCATATGATTATTAAAGGCGACGGCTCAACAGTGCTTGGCATAGTCGATAGCCGCCCTGACTTTCAAGCGTGGGTACGTGGCTATACACGCTGGGGTGATTGGGGTGGCTATAGCTGCTTCACCCTCCACATTGGCGAAGGGCCAGCGATTGATATAGTGGAGAAAAGCGATGACTAACCTTTTGCCGATTGGAACAAAGGTACGTTTGACTGCTGGCGCGATGCCTTGGCTACTTAGCGAGACTGACCGGCGCGGCGAAATTTCCGACCATGCGCACCATGACCTTTATGTGTACTGGATGAAGCGTGACGTTGACGGTATGGCGCTGCTGTTGTCTGCGGCAGAGATAGAGGCACTACCTTCCCCTAATGAGGGGAAAACCGATGCCGAATACGTTTCAAGGCACCTGCTACCGCTGCGGCAAGATTGTGTTTCCGGGCTGCGGTACGCTGGAACGGACAGGCAAGCATCTGCACAAGAAATGGCCGCAGATGAAGGACATGCCTAAGTGGTTGATGCAGCATCATGACTGCGCTGTGTTCTATAGAGGCACTGACCAGCACTATCTTTACGCGCCCAACGCTGTAAGCGCAGAGCAGAAGAAACGCCAACAGTTAGAGCTTGAGCTAAAGGGCGGCAGCAATGGCTGAGGAGCATCACGCCCTAGTGTACTTTTCAGTGCGCAAGATGGTTGACATTCGTGCCTCGATCCGCTGGGGGACGTTCTGCAAGAAACGCAACCTAGATAGAAGCGTTGCCTACTGGTGGAACAATAGAGACCGCACTTTTTGCACCTTCGATGGGGAAACTGTGCGTTGCTTTGTCCTCTGGCCGCTGCTGACAATGGTTAGCATATCCAAGGTATGTTCCCCTAATGAGGGGAATACGGAAGAAGCAGAAGTAGCAGCGCCAGTGGTAGCGCGCAGACAAAGGATGAAGTCATGAGCCTGTACGGTTATTGCAAGCAGCGCGCCGAAACTGCTGGGTCAATGGGCGACATGTTCGCGGAGCGCGGACAGAAGAACGAAGCAGCTTTTCATAACGGCCGTCAAATTGCCTTCAAGGAAATTGCAGAACTAGAGCTTAACGGGTTCTTCGCCGCAAAGTCAGAAACCAAGCCGGTGCTGCCGTCTGCGGATGAAGGGCTGTTTGTCAATAACCCGTGGACGGAATACAATAGCAGCGATGACGGGCTTGGCACCATAGCCGCTGCCGTTGTCGTGCTGGTCGCCGGCGCTGTCCTGCTATGGTGCGGCTGGAAGTATTGGGACCACATCGCCGCTGTGGCTGCGCAAGGGGCTTGGTGACATGACCAACTTTTCTGTCGGCGCGGAGTCATCCATGAAACGCTGGAGAGAACGGCAGGAAGAAAACTGTGACAGTAACTTGCGGGTTGCTGCAATCATAGCGGACCGCACCGTAACAGAACTAGAAGACAGAATTGCACAGGAGAACAAGATGCAGACGCAGGACCGCAAGGCAGCGGCAGATGACATGATGATGGCGCAGATCAACGCCTCCTTGAAAGACAGGGAGGAGCGCCGGTTTGCTGAGATGCGCGGCGAACGGGCACCCTACCTAGCGCCGTTCCTGCACCATGACGTGCTGTTGCAGCCGGGTTGCAGGGTGCCGGGATACGCCGCCCTAGAGGAAGCGTTGTGCGCCGCTTACGCGCAGGCTAGCGCCGGTAAAGGCGCGCAGCGCCATAGCAGCGGCGAGCCGTTCGAGGAGCAACCTATTCTTGGCATAGCGCGCCTACTCGGTGACGCCAGCGGGCCAGCCTTCCAAGCGATCAAGAAGCTGCGCGAAGGGCTGTCGATGGCGGAGCGCGGGCAGCATGAAGCTGGCATCCGTGAGTTTCTTGGCGCGATCAACTACATCGCTGCTGTGGCTCTGCTGGTGGCCGAAGACCTGCAACATATGCGTGACATGAACGCGGAGTAATCCCCTAATTAGGGGATAGATGCGGAACAAGATTTTTCATATAGAGGGATAACTACCATGAACAAAGCAGTCAATGCGAAAGCCGGGTCGCGCAAGGTCTATGGCAAGGGCGCGAAACGCAAGGTCAAGTCATTCAGCGACGGCACCAAGCGTTACTGTATGCCGTCGATGATGAAGGGCGAGAAGGACTTGACGCGCACCGAGATGGAAGCGATCACGGCGCGGCGGCTGGCTCCTTCGCCTACCAAGACGGCAGCGTTGGAGCAGGTCACGAAGCTGCAACGCAACAACGGTATCGGGTCTGACCCGTTCCTCTATGACCGGATGCGCGCGCATGTGCGCTCCGGCATCTTCGAGTTTTGATATGTCGCTGCTACTCATAGCAGCGTCGGTGTGGGCTGCACTGCTAGCCGCTATAGTAGTAGCGGTGATCTTGCTAGCAGCCGCCGAAATTGGTGACGACGACCTAGCGGAGTTTCGTTGGTTTCAGTTGCTGGGAGCGTTGGCGATAGCGGCGAGTTTCTTGTTGCTGTCGGCAGTGCTTTACGAATGGGCTGTATGATGGAGCAAGTTTTCTGCCTGTGGGCGGTAACGCTCTTTATTGTGCTGTTGGTCGGGATGCACGTCGGTGGCTTGCTAGTGTGGGCGCTATGTAAAAGCACTCCTACAACAGAGCGAACGCTAGACATGCTAGGCGATTGCTTTTTGACCATCGCTTTTATAGCTGCGGTCATAGCATACGGCGGGCTGATCGTGTTGGGCATAATGTTTATGATCCCCTAATGAGGGGAAGAAAGGAAAGACGATGACTGGTGTAGTGATCCCGTTTCGACCAGACGTTTCGATGGACACAGCAGACGGGGTATTGAAGAACGCCGAAGGTATCTTCAAGACACTGCTGCTGGTCGGCTACGACGAGGAAGGCAGGATGCGCGTCTTTGCTACGCAAGACATAGAGGACGGCGCGAACGCGGTCTGGCTGGTGGAGGCGTTCAAACACAACCTGATGAACGGCGACTATATGCCGTGCATCTGTGACCAAGACTAACAAGTAATAAGGGAAAAGATCAATGTTATTCTTGACAATCGTAGCGGCCTGTGCTATTCTATTGTTAGTGGGGCCGTTCATACGTCCGCTGCTGGCGATCTTCTTCACGATGATCGTGCCCGTTGGGCTGACGCTGACTGCTATGGTTGTCTTTTACTACGCTGTACAGCAGGCAGCGCACTGAAACTCCCCTAATGAGGGGAACATAGAGAGAGAGAGACCTAGACTATGGACAAATCAGCGCACAATCAACGCGCCAGCTTGGGTGGCGAAGGACCGCGGCCGTCGGCTCGTGTCGAAATAGATTACCCTGACCGCCAGCCAGCGATCACTAAGGTGCATGATACCTTATCGCTGACAGGCGACGTGGCACTGCGCGTCATGCGGCTGGCAGAAACGCTGTGCGGAGCCAGCGCAGAAGAAACGCGCGAAGATTTTGGCAAGTCGTCTGGTATCATCCCTGACTTGGCGGTGCGCTGTCAGCAAACCGACCAAGAACTGTACCGCGCGATGGCGGCGTTGAGCCGCATCGAGCGCGAATTTGGCCTGTAACGCTTCCCCCAATTAGGGGAACAAGGTGGAGATAGAGAAATGGGATACAACGGAACATGCAAGAAGGCCGGATGCCACAATGAGGCGCTGCGCTGGGACGGCTACTGTAACAAGCACGAAGCCGAGCGGCGGGAGCAAGATAAAATCTACGCCGACGAGCCTTGGGCTAAGCTGGCTACGCAAGCCGGGTTCCGGCCCTACGACACCGAGTCGCAAGCGCGTCGGGCGTTCGAGTTTTGCGCGGAACTCATCTCGCACCTCAAGGCGGCGCACGCACTTGGCGGCTGGGGGGCTGCGGAGTACGGCGGCACGATCACTGGCAGGTTCACCGCTGACGCCGGTATAGTCACAGCCGCTGACGGCAGCGTCGAGCATGTCGATCAAGAAGAACTAGAAGCCGCGTCAGAGTGGCTTGACAGGCAGAAATGATGCGCAGCAAGACGTTTCGATACACGCCTGCCGCTGGGTACGTCAAGCCCGGTAAAGCCGGCAAACACACCAGCGTAACTGTAACCAAAGACACCGCAGAAAGGATAGCGGCTCATGCCACTAGCTCAAAAGTCTCTAGGGCAGAGGCAATTCGGGAACTCATTGAGTGGGGCCTCATACGGAGTCCAACGCGGACCAACCTTCCAAGTAAACCTGCACCTTGATGATGACACTTGGCAAGAGGTGACAGAGTGGGCCAAAGCGAAAGACTTGCCGTTTTCTGAGGCTGTTCGCAGGCTTATCAAACTCGGGCTTGAGAGCACAGAAGAATAGCTTCCCCTCATTAGGGGAACAGGAGGTAGAGAAATGGGTAAGCAAAATAAAGTAGCGCCGCCCGTCGATACAGCGCCGTGGGTGCTGACGCGCAGCCATAACAGCTATGACCAGTACGGTGAATATTTCGTCGCAGTGTTCAGAGGCAAGCCGACGCATGAGCGGCTGGCGCGAGTGTTAGCAGCAGACGGCTATCACGGTATGAATGACGTTATGGAGGCGCTGGCGTTGCTTGAGTCTCTGCTGAACGGCACATCTGGCAACAGCGTAGACGGTAGCACGGGCAATATAACCTACGACCTGTCCGAAGTGCAGTATAAATAACTTCCCCTAGTTAGGGGAACGGGAGAGTAAGATGAGAGAAACCGCAATCGAACGCTCCGCCAACCGCGCAGAGCTAGTACGCCAGAACCGCCAGACGTGGGGCGCGCTTGGTTTCAAGACGACAACGCTGTTCGCCCATGAGGACGACCTTGCGGAGATGTTCTTGACCGGCAGTATCCTTCGCTTCGAGCGGTTGGAGAAGATGCTCAAGGACGCCGACAAGCGCGGGATTATCTCGACGCGCAACCGGGCGGCTATCCCTGACGGCGCTATGCTTGAGGGCGTCAAGTCGGCCGCTGCTGAGTGTAAGTCGGCGGACAAGGCGGCGCGGGCCAAGACGCTGCTGACAGGCGTTAACGCCTACTTGCGCAAATACAACGCTGCACTTGTGGCGTTGCAGGATGACCACTACAACGAGATGGCGCAGGCGCAGGCTGTTGTCTATAGCAACCTTGCCTCGCTGACTGCCAAGTTGGCGCGTGAAGTGGTGCGCGAGCCATGAGTGATTGGCCCAAGCTCGGAGAGAAAATCCCCTGCTTAGGGGAAGACAGCGGCTTTACCATCCAGCACGTTGATCTAGGCTACAACGACGGCGAGCGGGTTTACAAGTGGGAAATACCCTACAGTATGCTTCGCGGCTATTACAAGGTCCGCCGCTATGATACTCTGATTGACACTGCTGTCACGTTGGAGCGGGCTATAGAGATAGCCGAGAAATACAAGGAAATGGTCGATGCCGAAGATTATTCTAACGCCAGAGCAGGTTGAAGACTCAACCAAAATGGCAGAAGGCGGCGACCTGCCTAACTATTCCTTGGCAGGAACAGGAAAAACCTTGACCGCCCTAGAGGCGTTCAAGAAAGCCGGTCACAAGCAAGGGCTGATTATCGCCCCGCCTATTGCTCAGAAAATGTGGCAGAAGGTAACAACCGAGTGGCTCGGCGCAGACGTGGCAATCGCTACCGGGTCTAATTGGGGAACCGCTAGCAAGGCTGATATTCTGGTCACGACCTACGATGTAGTAGGTAGCCCGATGATGCAGACCATGTTCTATAGACGCTTTAGCGAAGGCGCGCTGATACTGGACGAGGCGCACAACGCGCGCGGTAAAGACACGAAGCGTAACGCTGCTATCTTCGGGCGTAACCATGACGGCGAAAAGGGGCTGATGGAAAAGTTTGATAACGTCTGGCCGCTGTCCGGCAACCCGATCTTTCGGTACGCCGATGACCTGTGGGGGCAGCTAGTGGCCCTCTATCCAGACGTGTTCGCCAAGTACCGCAGCCTCAGCTATGAAGCCTTTGTGCTTAATTTCTGTGTCGTCAAGGTCAAGAAATTCAACTCGCGGATGCAGCCGCGCCCGACTGTCGTGCGGTCGCAGAACCTGCCTATCCTGCACAAGATGCTCTACGAAGACATTGGCGCGATCCGGCGGCAGGAGAATACGTCACTTCCCCCAATTAGGGTAAGAGAACTTTTCCCGACGATGGAGTCAATGGCAGGGATGCTGCGGGACTTGTTCGTAGGGCTGACAGATGCGCAGATTGAAGCCAAGCTGGAAGCGCAAGACGCAGACATGCAGGCAGTCTGGCGCGCGGCAGCACTGGCGAAGGTGAAGGGCGCTAAGGAGTACGTCCTTGATAGCTCGCTGGCTGGTCCGCTGCTGATAGGCTACTGGCATACACCTGTAGGTGACGCCTACTATGATATGTTCAAGGAAGCAGGCTTGAACGTCGCGCGAGTAAAGGGCGGGATGACCGCCAACAAGAAAGAGGAACTGCGCGACCGCTTCAACGCTGGCGAGTTTAACGCAATGGTCGGGCAGATGGGAGCAATGGGCGTGTCGTGGAACTTGCAAGAGGTCTGTCAGCACGTAATCATCGCGCAGGATCACTATTCGCCTGCCGTCATTGAACAGTTTTACAAGAGGGTGCAGCGCCTTGGACAACAAAACCAAGTCACACTCGATTTCCTCATGGGTGAAACGCCGGTTGACACAGCAATCAAGCGTATTAGACTCACAAAAGAAAAAGAGCACAGAGCCGTGCTTGGAGACGGCAACTGACGCAGCGCCCTGCGCAGGAAAGCAGACATACGACACTAAAGCCGAGGCGCTTTACGTGTTGGAGCGCAGACGCGCTGCCTCAAAGCGGCGCAAAAGCAAACTGCCGCCTATACGAGTGTACAAGTGTCGCGTTTGCGGAATGTGGCACTTAGCAGGAACGTAATCCCCTAATTAGGGTAACATAGGAGAAAGAGAAATGACCGACCCGATTAAGCTGGCGCATGAGGCGCTGAGACAAGCGCGCACCTCTCACTACCAAACTGACAATATCCATCGCGGGAAAACATGGGGCAAAACCGCTCAGAAGATTGACGCAGCCTTAGACGCCCTCGCCGCGCTTGACGCCATCCCGGAGCGTGAACCAGTCGCCTACCGCTACTCGTTCGACGGTCACGGCTGGCTCTACATCGACGGCGGCAGCGGCAGCGACTGGATAGCGCGGGCTAAGGAATACCCTGACGCGCAAGCACTGTACGAATAACGCAAAGGAAGAACGTCATGACGTTTGATCTTAACAAACTTCAAACCGCTGTCGGTGTTAGCGACAACATAGCTGACAAGCACATAGACAAGCTGCGCGACTTAATGCTGATGGGCGTTAAAATCATACCAAGCAACGCTGTTACTGGCCCTGTTCTGCTGGTGACAGAAGCTACGTACAGCGCCCTGCTGAAAAAGTACGGCAAGAAAGAGTAATCCCCTCATTAGGGTAACAAAGGAGAAAGAGAAATGGCCGAACCGACAGAAGCAGAGGTAACTCAAATCCATGAGCTTATCAAGAAACACATACAGGCGCTGTTACAGGAAGCGAAGCTGCGCAACATCAATACGTTTGACGTGGAAGTGGCGATGATCCATTCGCTCTACGCCACGATCCTGATGGAAATCAATGACGCTGGTGTGTCCGGTTCCTCGCACCTCGCCTTTAAGTTGCACAGCAGCTATGTCGAGTGTCTCCGCGAAAACGCCTTCTCGGTGCAGACGATCTACACGGGACCGGGCAAAGAGCCTCGTAAGTCTTGACAACGTAGCACACTTATGCTATTGTAAGACTCCCCCACCTACTATGATACTGACGGGGGCACGGGAGGTTCCCACACCGCCCCTGCCCCCGGCAACCATCATCGAACAGCGAGACAAAAATGAAAATTACCGCTAAGGTGGCCCTTCAACCCTCCAAGACTATCACGGAGCTTGTCAACAAAGGCTTCGCGCTGAAAGAGCAAGCATGGCCGGTGTACGGTCGTGCAGAGGGCGGGCTTGACCGCTCGCTGCATGTGTCGTCGTCCGAAGTTGGTGACTGCGCCCGCAAGATCAAGTTTGGCAAAACTTCCCCTAATGCGGGGAAGTGGACAGGATCGTGGGGTTTCGCAGAGCGCGGCCATGCAATCGAAGCATGGATTGTGGAGACGCTGCGTCGCCTCGGTCCTGACGCTGTAGTAGAGCTTGAGTACATAGGCGACGAGCAGCGCAGCTTCGTAGCCGGGCAGCAGTCCGGTACTCCTGACGGAAAGATGCGGCTCAACGGCAAGAACTACGGGCTGGAGTTTAAGAGCATTGATCCGCGACTCAAGAAGTCGTCGCTGCCGAAGGACAACCACGTCCCGCAGTGCATCCAGAACGTCGATCTGATGGAGCAGAACTTGAGCGAAGACATTGAGGGAATTTTCCTTGTGTACTTCGACGCCTCTGATGTGAGTAACATCACCGAATTTTACATCGACTGCACACAGGACACTGTGGGCGATATGATGGATCAGCTTAGGGACCGCGCCAACGCTATCATGGACGCAGCCGGTCCCGAAGACGTAGAGCCCGAAGGGCTTTACACAGGCGCGTGTAAGACCTGCGCCTTTGGCAGTGAGTGCTCTGCCGCAGTAGTGAAATCGAAAAGCGAGAGGAAAGAAAATGAGCAACGTAGCAACGCAGCAGCAGCCGTCTTTGGACAACCACAAGCCCGCGCTTGACGAACTTGCCGCGCTGACCAAGCAGAAGAAAGAGATTGACGCCCGCATCAAGGCGCTGGGCGAAGAAGTCCGCCCTGTTCTCGCTGACAAGGGCAAGGTCATGCACAACGGTTTCGTGTTCAACTGCACCCTGTCGGCAGGCCGCACGACCTACGACTACAAGGCGATGACGGCTGACGGGATCGACGTTGACAAGTACAAGAAAGTAGGCGCACCGTTCACGACCTTGAAGATTGAGGAAGTGACGCAAGCCTAAGCGATCTTCCCCTAGTTAGGGGAAGTAAGGAGTGGCAGGCGGGAGTCACTTAAATCGGTCCCGTCATTTTCAGCAAGAAGTGAGACTACAAAATGGCAAATGAAGTTGCAAAACCCGTCTTCGGTGGTTCGGTTGTGATCAAGGACATGAAGGCGATGGCTGAGAAAGCGCAGGAGAGCGCGCAGAACAGCCCGCGCGGCGGCGCCCCTGACGGTTCCGACTATCTGAATTTCAGCGGCAAGCAGGGCAAGTACACCATCGGGCAGGACAACCGCGTCATCACCTCGGATGAACTGTGGGTTGTCAACGTCGCCTCGTTCGAGGACGGTTGGGTGTGCTGGAAGGGCGGCAAGCCTGCCGCGAGCCGGATGGCGAATATCTACAACGGCATCCCGGTTCCGGCTCCTGACATGTCCGAGCTTGGCCCGTTCGACACCAACCGCGGCGACGGCTGGTTCCAAGCGAAAGCGATGGTCATCAAATCGCTGGACAACGACCAGCAAGGCTACCACAAGATCAACTCGATTTCCGGCACCGCGGAGATGGCCGATCTTGTTGGCGAGTTTTCCAAGCGGGCGGCTGCTGGTCTGCCGTGCTGGCCGGTCATCTATCTCGACATGGAGAAGTTTCAAGCGCAGGGCTTCACCAACTTCAAGCCGCAGTACAAGGTCTATGGCTGGCTGAGCGACGATCAACTTGGTCTGCTGGACGATCCTGACTGCGACATTGACGCGCTGATTTCGGACGCGGCTGCTGTGGCGGAGCCTCCGAAAGTCGAAGACAAGAGCGCCGGGGGCGGAACCTCTCGCCGCCGCCGTAGCGCGTAGTCTTCGGCGTAGCTAGCCGGGACAGGGCTAGCTACGGAACCGGCCGGCAGCAGACACGCTGACGGTCGGTTCCCCTAATTAGGGGAGGACAAGAATAAGTAGGTTATGGGGATAACTACTATGCTGGACCAAACAGACAAGACTGCGTTCCACTTCAACGCCTCTACTGCGCGCTACAAACTGGCTTCCCGTGAGGAAGCCATTGCTATGTTTAAGGGCATAGAAGAAGCCGCGCTGGATTTTGAGACTACGAGTCTTGATCCGGCTGACGGCGGCGAAGTCCGTATCACCACGGTCTGCAACGACCAGTATCATTACGTACTGGATCACTACATGATCGGCCCGCTCTCTGACTTTCTTCCCCTAATGAGGGGAATTAGGTTTTGGGTCTATAATGCCAAGTTTGAAACCCGCTGGACTGATTACGTTTACGACACCGCGCTTGGCGAGAATGTGGAACTGGACATTTTCGACGTGGACTTCTTGGCAAAGGCCAAGATGGGCGGGCATCCTAGCAAGCTGGCGTGGATGGCAAAGCGTGACCTCAAGGTTACGATGGACAAGGACGAGCAGAACAGCAATTGGGGTAGCAAGCTGCTGTCGCAGTCGCAGCTAGATTACGCAGCCTTCGACGGCCATGTGACTTGGGAGCTAGTGAAATTCTGGCTGGACCAATTGACACCAGGGCAGTTGAAAGGCGCTGAGGTGTTCAACGACGCAGTGCGGGCCACTACCGAGGCAGAGCGCACTGGCCTAGAGCTTGACGTTGACTATCACGCGACGGTCATTGCTATGTGGGAGCGGCGGCACAAGGTTGTCACCGCCTATCTGCGGCGGTTCACGCCTGTCGAGTTAATTGCCAATCTTGGCAGCGACCAGCAGATTGGCAAATTTCTACAGACGCAACTGCCAGAAGACGTGTTGAAGAAGTGGCCGAAGACTGCCAAGACTAAGCGGATGCAGTTTGAGGGTCAGTACCTTCGCAGCATCGCGCGGCAGTTTGGCTATCCGTTCAACCGCTGGCTGTTCGCGCTGGCCCGCTTCAAGTATTACGGCAAGTACCTGTCAACCTACGGCGATACTGTCATCACCAAGGCAATGCTTTCAGGCGTTGTCAACTCGCGGTATAACATTGCGCAGGCGACCACGGGCCGCTATTCGTCATCCAACATCAACACGCAGAACATTCCGCGGCAGCCTAGGGTGCGCACGTCGTTCTACACCTCTGATCCTAGCAGGCGGCTTATGCTGCTGGCCGACTATAGCGGCGTGGAAGTCCGAGTGCTGGCGGAACTGAGCGACGATCCGCAACTGCGTCACGACATGATCTATGGTGACGTTCACGCTGCCGGGGCTTCGCAGATCAACAACATTCCTCTTGAGGAATTTCGTGCTATCTTGAAGGACGAGAATAACAAACACTACCGCGCCTTTAAGGCTATGAGAACTAAAGCCAAGGTGTTTACGTTCCGCCTCACCTACGGGGCAGGTGACGCTGCGCTTGCTGACTCTCTACACTGCTCTGTAGATGAAGCATCCGAAGCCGTTGCGAAGTGGGCCGCTCGTTACCCCAAAGCCTACGCCTACCGTTTCAAAATGTTTGACCAGATGAAGGCGACCGGCGGCTATCTGCCGGTATGCGATGGCCGCACAATCAAGGTGTTCCGCGATGACCAGACTATGCCAGTGGCAGCAAACTACCCAATTCAAGGCGCGGCTGCATCAGTTATGTATCGTGCCATGTATCGCGTCCGCAGAAACTTTGTGGATAACGATATACCTGCTTACATTGCAGCGACTGTGCATGACGAACTTCTGAGCTACAGCCCGCCCGAGTACGCCGAAGTCGGTATGCAGCAGCAACTGCTGGGTATGGAACAAGGCTGGCTTGACATTTTCCCCGGCACTGACACCGCCAACCTCACTGATTGGAAGATCGGCACATCATGGGCGGACAAACCATGACCTCCGCAAGGTTCCCCTCATTAGGGGAAGTGATCTTCCAGATGACACTACAGGACAAAGCTATCTCGAAAGAGCGCCCTCGGTCTGGCAAAGCGGGACACTTCTTCACCCCGAAGCGCACCCGCGAATTTGAGGCGCATATTCAGTCGATGGCGCGTCTTGTAGTGACGCATGAAGTTGCTGACTACCCTGTCCGCGTTGACATTGCTATTACGGAGCCGGTTCCACCTAGCTGGCCCAAGTGGCGCAAAGACGCGGCTGAGGCGGGGCACATTGTCCCTACTCGCGGAGACCTAGACAACAAGCGCAAAGCTATATGCGATGCGCTGAACGGCATTGTCTATGTGGACGATAGGCTAGTCGCTGTGGAACGCGGGGATAAGGCGTTTGGACGTGGACACACAATCAAAGTCACAATCTACAGAACCGGACTCTCGCTCGAAGAAGCGCAGGCGTACTGGCAAGGACGGAAGTATGCCGACAATGCTTGAAGGCGCGTTGAAGTGGGCGGCTGCTGGTATCCCGGTGTTTCCGTGCGCCAGCAACAAACGTCCTATGACCCCTAACGGACTGTACGACGCCTCTACTGACCCGGCAGTAGTGGAGCGTATGTTCAAGTTAGCAGGCGACGACTGCATGATCGGTGCCCGTATGGGCAGCGAAGCCGGGCTGTTCGCCTGTGACTTCGACATTTACAAGAGCGGGGAAGCCGGGGAAAGCGCCCGTCGCTTCATGGCGGAGCTATTGGCTAAGGGGCTGCTGCCTGAGTCGCAGAAGCACAAGACGATGAGCGGCGGCTTGCACGTCATTTTCTCGTCGGAACATAGCTGGCCGAACTGCGTTCCCGTCGATGGCGTCGAAGTCAAAGGCGAGGGTGGCTACATCATTCTTCCCCCAAGCAGGGGATATTCTGTCGAGGACGGCGGCGGCTTCGCAGAAGCGCCTACCGCGCTGATCGAGCTGCTAGTTAAGGCCAAGCGGCAGTACACTGACCGGACTACCGGCCAGCATCAAGAAGACATTATCGCCGCCAATAGCTTCCACGAAGCCGCCACTAGCATAGCTGCCAAGATGTTTCGGCAGGGACGCACTGCGGCAGAAGTCATGGACGCGATCAGTGATGCGCTGCAAGGGTCCGTGGCTAAGAGCCCTCACCACCCGAGGCATGACCGCTGGCGGTCGCTGGCTACCGACGAAAGCGGCGAGCTTTCGCGGATCATTAACTCTGCGCGCAGCAAGTACGACACCAAGTCTAAGACTGCGGATGCAAAAGCCGCGGTCGAAGAAAGCGTTGCTGAACGCCTGAATAACGCTGCTAAGGGGATTTTCGCACCGCCGCCCACCGAACAGACTTCCCCTAATGAGGGGAAGCAGGCCAGCCCTGATGACTATGCTGGTGCATGGCCGTTTGAGGGCGAAGGCTACTTCGCGCACGATCATATCGACATTAAGTCGCAGAAGTTTGTCATGTACCCGCTCTACGCGGAGAACGAAAGCGTTGTCATGGCGGCTGACCCGAAGGCGGGTAAGACTGCTATCAGCTTGAAGATGGCTTTTGCAATCGCTATCGGACAAGACTTGGGCGGGATGAAAGTCACAGAACCGCGCGGCGTTCTGTATTTCTCCCTAGAAGGTACGCGCGCAGTAAAGCTGCGTATTGAGGCAGAGAAGCGTCATCGCATCGCGCTAGGCGAAACCCTGCCCGACGACATTCCGCTGTTCGTAGTAGAACGGCACATGAACTTCATGCAGAAGCAGGATGAAGTAGTCGCCAAGATTGTGGCGGCTGACAGATGGTTCTTCAACAAGACAGGGAGACAGTTGGGGCTGATAGCCATTGACACATTAACGAAGGCCATGCCGGGGTCAGACCAGAACTCGGTCGATGACACCAGCAAGCTCTTTTCTATTATTTCGGAGGTACGCAATCACGGCGTCACCGCCACAATCGTATTTATCCACCATACAGGCAAAGACGGTAAAACTCGCGGCTCTAGTAACATTGAGGCAGAAGTTGACGTAGTGCTAAAGGTCCGTAAGAACGACGATGGCACTTCGGTAATGTATGTGCATATGGCTAGGAGTATTGACGATGATACTACATATTTGTTTAGACTTCAAAGTTTTGATCTTGACGTTACGGACCAAGGCATCATGCAAAAAGCGCCAGTCGTCATCATGGAAAAGCAGCAGCAATCTGCGCATGGTGAGGTAAGCGAAAACGCCTCTAGAGCTATGAAGCTCAAGCCGTTCATGCTAGCTATCCTTGCGCTTGGCGTAGGGACGCATGGCATAGGCAAAGTCTTGGAGAAGTTTAAGGCAGAAGGCATAATCAACGGGCGGGTCCGCAAGACTGCGCTGAAAGAGCCGTTGGATATGATCTTCGACCGCAGCGATAGCGTGTCCTATTCCGGGCATATCGTCACGGCGGTCAAGGACGCAGATGGCTACAAGGAACTGATAGTCTCTGCCGGGTTAATTCCCGAAGAAACATGATCCCCTAATTGGGGGAACTTCCCCTAGTCAGGGGAAAAGAAAAGGCCCGCTAAACGCGGGCCTTTATCTATTCTGCCAAGTCCTTTCCGGCTACTGCCCCGGCACTGACTGCCCCAAGGTTCAGGTTCTTGAGAATGTCAGGCAGACTATCCAAGATCGAATTGTTGACCGCCTTGGCCCCTTGCAACGCAGGCTTAATGAGCATCTCAGACTGTGCAGCAGCGAGAGCACCGATACCCGGAGGCGTAACAGCGTTAAGCATCCGACGACCTGCACCGAGACCAGCAGCCTTACTGGTGACACCAGCGAGCGCACCGCCGCCCGTCATCAAGTCAACACCACGTTGCAGAATGTTGGCGTTGTGATCGAAGGACGCAGGAGGCGTTTTCGCGGCAAGTTTGGCGGTAGAAGCAGAGGCGCTGTATCGCTCCACGCTAGCGGCGATTTCGTCCACTTGCTTAGGCGTCAGCACTGCGCGTAGCTTTTCCATCTGCGGGCTATCAGGGGCAAGATACCGCTTGATAGAAGCAGCCGTGTCCTTGTTCGATAGCATGTCTCCGATTTCCGCTTTGACGCCTTCCACGAACGCGGATACCTGCGTAGGGTTCTTGTTGGGGTCCATCATGAAAATGTCGAAGTCGTCGCCAGTGACACGCTTGTTAGAGAACAACTTACGGCCAGTATCGTAAGCGTTACCGACAAGAATTTCGTCGGCGTACTTGGCGTTAAGCGGCACAATGTCAGGGATAGTCGTGTCAATGGAGCCGGCGAGAAGCTGGCGCAGCGGCTGTAACCGCTGCGTGACAATGGACTTGTCCACAGAATTGATCTGCTCGAACTTGTCAACACGCGGCAGACCCTTGCCATAGACAGCTTTGTCAAGCTGCCATTTAAGCTCCATCGCGTCACGCGGCGAAAGGCTGCGCGCAAACCTCTTGTTGGCGTTCGCCCCCTTACCGGGAACCGAGGTCGGGCCGATCATCGCTTTCAGGTGCTTGACCAATTGCGTGTTCTGCGGCAAGTCAGTGCCATGGAAAATGTCGTCAACCATCTTGTGCAGCGTCGAAGCCTTGTAGCTTACGCCGTCATTAAGAGCCTGTTGCAGCACGTCGTCGTACTGCGGTTGCAGGGCCTGTCGCGCAGCCGCTCCGTTGCTGATGACTTCCATAGTCGAGCGAACGGCGTCACTCTGAATAGCCGCGTCGATGCCTTCGCTAAACGTCTTATTAGCAGACATGGCGCGGTTTTGTACAAAGCGGTAAAGCGGCAGCACATTGGAAAACGACCGCTTGTCAGTGGACAAAAGACTGTCAACCTGTGCGTGTAGGTGCGTCGGAACCGCGTCATATAGTGTGGCGTCAGGACCGAACCGCGCTGCGCGCCCGCGAATAGGCCCCTCATTCAAGAGTGCAACACCGTCTGGCCCTTGACGAATAAGCCCGTCTGCTTCGCCGTTGGCAAGCTTCAACGCCTCCACAAGCTCTTTGGCTGCGTTCCGCTTGACGTTGGAGCCAAGTCCTTGCGCTAGCTTGATGCCAGTATCAGACAACGCCACAAAACCGCCGCCGAGGATAGCGCCCCACTTAGCTGCGTCCTTGACTTCATCCCAATCCTTGCCCTCTGCGGCTGCGTAAAACGCACTTTCTGCGCCTGCGGCGGTAGCGCCAATAGCTACGCGCCCCAAGAGCATCTTGTTCAGGTACTCAAACATAGTAGGCGCAGCGGCTTTAGCCCCCGTCATCGCTGCTTTAGCGGCAACAGCACCCGGCAGCAACCCACCGATAAGCTCGCCGCCGAGGTTGCTTTGCTCGTCATACACCTCTCGGTTGTCCGCAATGTTCTGCCCGAAGCTCGTCTTCTGCCCTTGTGCGGCGTCTTCAAACGTCTCCGCGACACCGGCAATGACGCCTGCGCCACCCATTGTGAGCCCTTTGCCAACGCCCATAGCGGTGCGCCCTACCGTACCAATGTCTTTGCCTTCGGCTTGCTCAGCCGCCAGCGCAAAGCTGCTACCGCCAACAGTACGCATCAGCGAAGAACCCATTTGCCCGACAAGCTGCGTGGCCCAAGAACTTTCGGGATCAGGGTTCCCCTCATTAGGGGAAGCTTTGCCGTCCACTTTCACAAAGTCCTCAACGGAGCCTTCGTGCGCCGCGAAGGCGTCCGCGAGAGCTTTAGCTTTTTCTGCCGGGGTCATGGTTGCCCTCCAAGGAACTTGTTTGTGACTTCCCCGAACACGCCGTAAGTCGGCTGCCGAGTCTTAGGGTCGATGTACATGACGACAGTGCTGTCCGTGATGTTGCCCGACTTGAAGTCCGCTTCCAGCTTCTTCTGGTCGGAGAAGTCCACTTCGGGGAAGATTTCAACACCCATAGACGCAACGGAGTCGTCGATATACTTGTTCATTGCCGTCTTGTCCAGCAGCAACTCAGGCTTGTTGGCGTTGTCGAGATACCAGCGTTGTTCGGCTTCAACCTCTGCACTGGCGAGTTGCTGATACCGCATGAACTGCTGCGTAACACCAGCAGCTTGCAGCGGGGAGTCAGACGCCACCGCCATAGCCTTCAAGAACATCCTGCTTTCCATGTCGGACGATGAACCGGAGCCAACGGCGCGGAAGTCACCGAAGAACTGCCCCGCGTCCCGCTCCATGACGCGCATAGTAAACAGCGAGTAGTCGTCAACAAGCTCAGGAGCGTCGTCACCGAATAGATCGTTAAGGACACGCTGCGACACTGCGCCGAGCGTGCCAGTAACCATGCCGCTATCATACGCCAGCTTGCCGGTAACGGGGTCAATCTTCGTAACCAAGTTATTGATTGTCCGCATCGACGTGATAAGGTTTCGCTGCCCGTCAATCTCAGCGTAACGCGCTGCGAAGCCTGCCATCTGTGTGTCAAGTAGCACTTTCTGCGGGCCGACAAGCTCGTTGCCAGTATCCAGCCGCTTCATCTGCGTAAGGAACTGCATAAACTGCGGGTTGTTCTCAGCGTACTGGAACTGCCGCACCATATCAGGCAACGCCTTATTGGTCGAGTTGGCGTAGTCTAGTGCAGATTTCAACTGCTCCTGCGTCGTGACGCCAAGCAGCATCTGCTTGACTTCCAAGTCATCAACGTCAGCCGCGATGGACTGCGCCAGCGATTGCGCAGCGGAGTCAGAGCGTTTAGCTTTTTCGTCCTCCTGCATCATCTTAACGCCTTCTTCACCTGCGCTGCTGTACACAAGAGCCTCGGTCGGAGTGAATACACCAGCTTGTTGCAGAACCGCCGCCTTTTCCTTATTGGCAGCAGTCGCGGCAGCTTCGCGCACACCTACGTCCGCCTCTGTCTCGAACCGCTTCTGGATACCTTTGGTCAAGGCAGTGTTGGAGCCGTTGACATACTCGTTGAGCATGTCAGGGTTCTTGACCATAATATCAGCGAGCGCAGGAGACATGCCCTCCTTAACCGCGTCTTCTCGGATAGCCGCAATGTCTTCCGGCGACAGGTCCAGCGGGCCACTATTCCCCTCTTTAGGGGAAACTCCATTCATGGTGGATTGCAGGTTGCTGAACGCCTCTTTGTCGTTAGGGTTCACCAGAACGCGCTCGACCGCAGCTTTCACTGCGGGGTGACTGTCTTGGTATTTGATAGCGTTGCCAAGCAGGGTAGCAACTTCCGCAGGCTGCGGGCTGTCACCAGTACCTACCATGTTTTCCAAGAACTTACCGCCAAGGCTGGGGTCAAGCGCGTAGGCTTCCGCCGCCTGTAGGCTGGCTCCCATGTCCTGATAGTACGCGACCTGCTGGTCAAACGGTAGGCTCTTGAGAGTAGGCGGCGGCGCGGCCCCGCCGTCTTTCGCGCGCTGCGCTGCGATAGAGCCAGCGGCTTGCATGGCTTGCTTATAGCCTTCTTCGCCGGTCGAAGCCAGCGCGGCGAGCCCTTGCTGCCCGTTGGCTTGGAAGTTGGCGATAGCAGTTTGGCGTTCTTGCGCGGCAGCTTGCCGCTCAGCCTCAGCCTGTTGCTGTACCTGCATGTCAGAGCGAACAGCCGCCTGCCGCTGGAAGATAGCAGACAGGTCAACAGCCTGACCAGCGCCGATCTGCCCGAGCCCCGTGGAAAGAGCTTGAAGCATGTCGGCAGCGATCAGACGGCGATTGCCCTTTTTCACTTCTTCTTCCGGCGTAGCCGCAGGCGACTTGTCCGCGGCGGCTGCTACCACCTCGTTAACGCTCCTAGGGGCGTCCTCTACCGGCACACCAAGCGAACCGGCAGACATTTCTGCCATCTCAGCGAAGCCGGTATTGAGTACCGTTGATGCCTTACGGTTGCCGTCAGCAGGAAGATTTTCGTCAATCAGAGCCTCAGCGTCGAGTGACGCTTTCCCCTCATTAGGGGAAGCTCCAAACTGGTCGCCCATGTAGGCGGGCCAAAGGCTCGTATCCTGCTGCGGCGGGCGGGCTTGTTCACTGAGCGGGTTGCCGATCTGCGGGCCGTCGCCCATATAGGCGTTCCACAGGCTAGTGTCCTGCTGCGGCGGGCGGGCTTGTTCACTCAGCGGATTGCCGATTTTAGGCCCGTCGCCCATGTAGGCGTTCCACAGGCTAGTATCCTGCTGCGGCGGGCGTACTTGTTCACTCAGCGGGTTAGGCATCGGAGGACAAGCGGCAGGAACCGTTTGACCAAGCTGCCCCATACGCAGGATCATGTCCATGATTTCGCTAGGGGCCTGCCCACGGCTGTCCTGCTGGCCGAAGGCTTGTTTGACCGGATCAAAAGCAATGTCAGTGCTGGATTGACCGCTAGGTCCGCCAGCGAATTGGATACCGGCGTCAGGGCCGTTGAACAGAATTTGGTGCATCTGCTCCGCGTAGTCGCCGCGCACCGGAATGTGCTCCGCAGCAGGGCGGATCATCCGCTGCGCCAAGGCTACACCAGCTTGGCGAGGGTCTTCAACACCTTGCAAGGCGTTATAGGACGCTCGTTCTGCGCCGTTCGGATTGAACTCATGCAAGAAGAACGCGGCTTGGCGGGTAAGCTCGTCGGAGTATTGTTCACTGTCAGCCGCGAAGCTGTGCAGGTTGCGCTGGCGGTCGTCACGCCATTGCAGCAGGCCCTCAGACGGCTTACCCTTGTCGTTAGGGTTGTAGGCTTTGACGTTAAGTCCGCTCTCTGCGAACATATTGCCAATAGACGCAGAAGTCAGCGCAGGGCTGAGCCCAGCAGCCAAAAACTGTTCTTTCAGGCGCTGAGCGTTAGCCAGTTGTTGAGCCGTCAGTTTCATGGTCTATCCTTACGTAGCAGCAGCGGCTGCGAACGGGCTTCCGAGGTACGCACCGCCAAGTCCTGCGGCGAGGCTAAGGTAAGGCATAAGTCCTTGGTTGGTCTGCTGTGTCTGCGTCGAAGTGTTCTGCGCGTTCAGCGGGTTCCCGGCGAGTGTTCCGGCCATGAGTTGCAGCATGTTATAAGGATGCTGCGTGTAGCCTTCGTACTGGTTGCCAGCCTGCCCAAGAAGCTGCTGCAAGAACTGCTGCTGTTGCGCACCGACAGAGGCTTGGTTTTCCATTGACTGCTGGCCCATACCATAGCCCTGCAAGCCCTGCCCGAACAGGTTGTTTGCGGCTCCGCCCATGATCGCAGCATTGTTCCCGGCCAACCCCGCGGCGTCCAGATAGCCTTGACGATTGACGCCGGAAATCATTTCCGAAGCGTTCTGGTCGAATTGCCCCATCATGGTTCCCTCGATAACGCCTTGTCGGGAGCCGCCGTAGGCTCCCTGCTGCGCTGCGCTGGCCTTAATGTCGTTCATCGCCATGCTGCGGTCAGTACCGAGGCGCTGCAAAGACTGGTCAAGAACCTGAGACTGATACGGGTTCATGAAGCTGTTGATGCTGTTCATGTACGCATTGGGGTCCGTCATGTTCGCGGTAGTCTGCGCACCCTGCTGCATGGCGTTGGACGAGGCGCCGAAAATGTCCTGACCGCTGCCGCTCATTACCAGCTCCAATCTTTGTAGTCGTTGGCCTTGTTGCTGTTGTAGTCGCTGTCTTTGCCGTCGTCCTTGTCGGCACCAGTTTTCTTGGTCGAGGCGACTGCTTTGTTGACCGCGCCAGTTTTACCTCCAGCGCCTTTTCCACCGCCGTAGGCGGTGCTGAGCAGCGGCGATTTCCCGCTTGCGGGCGTACCAGTCTGGTTGTCAGCGAACAGACTGTTGAGGGCGGTTTGATACCCCTTACCCATTGAGGCGTCTTTCATTTCATCGTACAGACCACCAGTGCTGTAGCCTTGAACGCCCATGTTATTGGTCTGCGGCGTAGGCAGGTTGACAGCCCCGGTTTGCATCCCAAGAGACGCAGCCATCGAGTTGGACGCGCCCATAGCCGCTTGCTGTTGCGGCGTGAAGGCCGCTAGCGTAATCCCCTTATTAGGGGAATATGGCAAAGCCGCTGCCGAGGACGACAAATCCAACAAATCCAAGGCTGCCTCTTGCATCCTTGGATCAATCTTGACTTCTGACTTAGTTGTAGTTGTGCCTTTACCGCCACCGCCACCGCTCATTGGCCGACCTCCTTGTAAAGCGTTGACAGGATATGCTCCCACCCGCCCTTTTTAAGCTCCCGCGACCAGCCAACCCGCCCGCAGATAGAAATGTACTTGCAGCCTAGAGCTTTGGCGTTCGCCATCATCTTGACTTCTGCATCCTTGATCGCCTGCATGTCACCAACGGCAATGAAGCAGTGATAAGTGTTGAATTGCGGCATAGTAAGATGCTGCATGAACACTAGGCAACCGTCGAACTCAAACATATGCACTTGCTGCGACATGACCATTGAGCAAATGTCGTCGAACGTGTGGCTGTTCTTGGCGCTATCCAGCGCAAGCTGGATTTTCTCGCGCCAGACTAGCATGACCTGCAAGACAGCGATGCAGCGTTCGGCGTAGGTTTCTGCGGAGATGACAGGATCGTGCTTCACTCTAGAAGTCCTTTGAGGGATAAGGACACCGATACCAGTGTGGACGCAATGCCAGAAAGGCCGGTGTGCTTGCCGAGGGAAAGGTTTGTCGATCCTGTGGAGAGAACAAGGCAGTAATCGTCTGCCGTTTCTACCTCGATAACGCCCTGTAGCGTAGCCGCCACGTTGTCTTGGGACGATTGGATATAGACTGGATTACTTATAGCACCAGCCACCGGGATTGTCAAGTCAGACGCCTTCGCCAAATAGACCACCGCAGTTGCCGGGTCCGCAGATGCCTTGGAAAGAGAAACTTGCGCCGAGATTTCATACAGCCCCCTTAGCAAATGGAAAGTGTCTGTGGCGTCGTCAACGAGAATGGAGAACGCAGTAGAACTTCCCCCATTTAGGGGAAGTTTTGTCTGTCCAGAACCTATGGCGTCACCGTCTGCGGCAGACGTAAACGACATGACGCCGCTAGCGGCAGATAGCGGTATCCAGCGGGTTCCGTCTGCCACAACTACGCAGGCGTAAACAGGATCGTACATCACGACGCCCGGCGTAGATGCGCGCGCCATTACGCTGCCGACTCGGTGAGGCAGCAGCGTAGGGCGCGGGTCGTTTCTGTCTCTAATAGGAGCCGTCATCGGCTACCGCCTCCAATCGGGGCAATGTCCAGCCTGTGAACTCCAACTGCAAACTTGGGTGATAAGGCGTTGATTTTGATCTTAACACTTCGTCCCATGACCCTGACGGGGGTAGGGTTCTTGTACGTATAAGGCCCGAACGACACTTCATTTCCTGTAGGAAATTGCTGACCCTTGAACGTAAACGAACAGTCTGCAAACTCGCCGCTATCAGGAAGAATAGCACGAACAGCCATGTTTTTAGCACCGTTGTTAATGTCGATGCCGCCGCTCTCAACGAATACTTCTGCATCTGGCAGCACCCCTGATACTTCATGGTTATGCACAACTCCGTCAATCCCGACCATGATAGGGGCGCGCAGTGTTCCTTTGTCGCTGGCGGCGGTGCGGTCAATACGGCCAGTAGTCCAGTAGTTTTTAGCATAGGACCAGTAAACGTAACTATCGCACTCATTCGTTGTGCTTTCTTTTGACTGATAGAGCCACCAGACTTCGGAAAACTCGGACAGAGTGAAGGCAGTGATTTTGCTGACCTGCGCGAAGTCAACGTCTTTTTTCAGGAAATCCATCACGGAACATTCCAGCGGAGCCACCTCGCCGCTAAACAGCCAGAACTGCCCTGCGCCCCACCAGACAGCGAGCTTGCTGGTCGTGGCGACAGCAGTAGGGCAGATGATCCCGCATTGAGTACCTACGAGATTGAAGCTGTGAACGTAGGGCGGGCCGATATAGGTCATTGTGTGCGCGTCTGTGTCACCAAGCAGCAGCGTTTCGCCCATGACGTTGACTGCGCGGCGCAGGGCACCGTCACCGTTGACAGTGAAGTCACCGGCCTGATTGGTGATTTTCGGGGTCCAGTCGTTCCGATCCTCTTGATCCGACCACACGACGCGGCGAGGCGCGTCGTCAAAGCCAACTGCGATGACAAGCCGTTCTTCGGACACGATAATGTCGTGCGCCCCGTCCGGTGCGTTCAACACAGGCGTAGTTTCCAGCGTAACAGGATCGACTTCGTAAAGCGGACCAGTGCCGCGTTGCTGCGCGAGTAACGTCTGCCCGAACGGCGCGAAAGCCCAACGGAGAACAGGAGTAGGCTGCGCGTTGTAGGACGCAGACGTGATCCCATACGGCCCAAAGCCATAAGGGCCGTTGCCAAACCCCGCCAAGATGATCGCATCCTTGGCGCTTTCTGCGGCGTCAACAGGAGTAATATCCACTACTGTACCGGCAGCGTTCATGTGGTACAGACTCTTATTACTACCAAAAACAGTGTGCTGGTTGGTGGCTCCAGACTT